TCATCGGTTGGCCATTTTATGGAAACAACCATAAGTGGTAATACAAATACAGTAAATTCAATTCAACAAGGAACAGGAAGTAAAACACTATTCTTAAATGTAAATGGCGGATCAAACGGTGTTACCGTAAATCAAAAAGATGGTGGTCAACATTATTTGGACTTATCTTTAACAGGAAACGGACATACTGTTAATGCTACACAAGAAGGTGCGGGTAATCATGCAGCTACTATAAATCTAACAAATTCTGGTGGTGCAGCTACATTGAATCTAAATCAATCGGGTTCTACTAATCAAGTATATTCTATTCAACAAAGTTGTGCTAATGCGGCTGGTTGTTCTACTACTATTACACAACCCTAAATACACGCATGGAAATAAAAAAATATAAAACCATCTGTATATCAGATACGCATTTAGGTGCTCGTGATTCTAAAGCTGACTTACTCAATAATTTTCTCAAACATCATACCTGTGACAATCTGTTTCTCATAGGTGACATTATAGATGGTTGGAAAATACAACAAAATAAATGGAAATGGAAACAAAGCCACACTAATGTGATTCGCAGAATATTAGGTTATAGTAAGCGTGGAGTTAAAGTCACTTATGTGACTGGTAACCATGATGAGTTTTTAAGGCCATTCATTAATCAGTTTGCTCTTGGTAATATTGTTATTTGTAATCAAGCTGAATATCGTGATACTGATGATAATTTATTTCTAATTACTCATGGTGATATGTTTGATGGTATCACTCGTATGGCTAAATGGTTAAGTTTTCTTGGTGATTCAGCGTATGATTTAGTTTTGTGGATTAACACTAAATTCAATCACATTCGCCATCGTTTTGGATTTGGTTATTGGTCGTTAAGTAAGTTTCTTAAACATAAAGTAAAGAAGGCTATTGATTTTGTATTTAAGTTTGAAGTCAATATAACAGATTATTGTAGGCGTAAAAATTATGATGGTGTGATTTGTGGTCACATACATACACCAGAGATTAAAATGGTTGGTGATATGATTTATATGAATGATGGTGATTGGGTAGAATCATGCTCAGCATTAGTTGAACATGAAGATGGCAAGTGGGAAATAATTTATTGGAATAAAATATTATGAAAATATTAGTAGTTACTGATAATTTGAAAGACCAAGTTAATGGCGTTGTCACCACATACAAAAATATTGAGGATATTGCTATTCATAATGGCGATAGTATTGTTTATCTTGACCCCCGGCAGTTCCGTCATATTGATTGTCCTTTATATCCTGAAGTCAAACTTTCCATTCCTACATTCTTTTTCAAAAAGATTAAGAAGATGGGTGCGGATAGGATACACATCGCTACGGAAGGGCCATTAGGTTTATGGGCTAAATTCTATTGTGATTATAATAAAATATCATACACGACAGCTTATCACACCAAGTTTCCAGAATTTCTAAACAAACTCATATGGTTTCCTAAATGTATCACCTATCGTTATCTTAAATGGTTTCATAAACATTCAAAAGCTGTTTTAGTTCCATCAAAATCAATGAAAGACGAACTTGATGCCCGAGATTTCAAAAGCACCGTAGTGTGGACTCGTGGTGTTTCAAAAGAACTTATTCAAACTAGACCTAATTCAGAAAAATCACAGCCATTAAAATTATTATATGTTGGTCGTGTTTCAAAAGAAAAGAATTTAGATGTTTTGTGCCGATTAGAAAATGAGTATGATATTACCATAGTTGGTGATGGACCAATACTTAAAAACCTAAAACAAAGATACAAAAAAGTTAATTTTGTTGGTTATAAATTTGGCAAAGAACTTACTGAATATTATGGCAAAAATGATGTATTTTGTTTTCCAAGCTTGACAGACACATTTGGCATTGTTATAATAGAAGCACTATGTAATGGATTACCCGTTGCAGCTTATCATGTTACAGGCCCACAGGACATTATTGAATATGGTGTTACAGGCTATATGGTTCAAGTTGGCAATAAGTTAAGTAAGGCGATTGAAATGTGTAAATCATTGGATAACACCAAGGTTCAATCAATATCAATAAGTAAATGGACTTGGGAAAATTGTTACGACATATTTTTGAAAGCGATTAAATGAAAAAACTATTATTAAGCCCTTGGACGGCTTTACTTACATTATTAATAATTGTGGTTGTTGTTTTTAATGGACCAACTTTTGTTGAATCGGTTAAGTTAAGATACTTTGATACCTTAATCACAAAACAAAAACCAACTGTCAATAACATCTATACAGTTAATATTGATGATGCTACATTAGACCGTTATGGTCAATGGCCTTTCAAACGAGACCAGTATGCGAATTTAATTGCTCAATTATACGCTCACAATGCTGGTCTTGTAGTTTGGGATATTATGATGCCTGAAGCTGACCGTTTAGGTGGTGATAAGGCACTTGCTGATACTCTCAAAGACCATCCTGTTATTCTTGCTAACACACCAAGTCAAGTAACAAAAAATAAAGCCAAGAAACCTGGTTCTGCTGTAATCGGTGCAGAACATATTAAAACAATCTACAATTATCCTGGCGTTATTGCTAACATTCCAATATTAGAAGAATCTGCTGTTGGTGTTGGTATGATTAACACATTACCAGAAATTGATGGTGTCAATCGCCGTCTTCCATTATTTGTATCCTATAATAACGAAGTTTATCCGTCATTACCATTAGAAGTATTAAGAGTGATGTCTGGTGATTCTACATTTCAAGTTAAGTTAAATGAAAATGGCGTTGAGAAGATGAGAATACCATCTTTCAGACCAATTGCTACTGATTCACTAGGCCAAATTTGGGTTGATTGGTCACAAAAATCTAATCAAGTTTCTGCCGTTAATTTACCAAAAGATTTTAACAAAGCGATTGTGATTGTAGGCACTTCGGCTGCAGGCATTGGTAATCCTGTTGCAACAAGTTTAGGTTCGGTATGGCCACAAGATATGCAAGCTGCCGTAATTGGTACTTTAGCAAACAATATCAATATTGAAAGACCTGATTGGGCACCAGGTGCAGAATTATTAACACTTATTGCTATATCAATTATTATTCTTATATTAAGTCGCTGGGTTTATGTTGGTCTTGGTGTTGGTATAGTTTTACTTGGTGCAATTGTGCCAGTATCCATGTATCTCTTTGATACTTACAAAATCTTAATTGATGCTATAGTGCCAACAGCTGGTATAATCCTAGTTATGTTACATGCCTATGGTGTTAAATTCATTTCTGAATTCTTACAGAAACAACAAATTAAGAAACAATTTGGAACTTATCTTTCACCAGCTATGGTTGAAAAGTTACAAAAGAATCCAGAATTATTAAAACTTGGTGGTGAAACGAGAGAACTTTCTATTATGTTCACAGATGTCCGTGGATTTACTACTATATCTGAACATTATGGAAAAGATGTGCAAGGCCTTACTCATATAATGAATCGTTATATGACAGCGATGACTGCGAAGATACTTGAGAACAACGGAACGCTCGACAAATACATTGGTGACGCTCAGATGGCGTTCTGGAATGCGCCACTCGATGATAAAGATCACGCAAAACACGCTGTGAAAACTGGACTGGAGATGCTGAATGATCTCGACGCTTTCAACGCTGCTATCGCAGCTGAAGGAATTCCTGCTTTTGGTATGGGCTTGGGCATCAATACTGGTAGTGTGGTCGTTGGCAATATGGGCTCTAATCAACGTTTTGATTATACCTGCTTGGGGGACTCTGTTAACCTGGCTTCAAGGTTAGAGGGTCAATCTAAACCATATCACGTTCGAATTATTCTTGGTGAGCGCACCGCAGAGCTAGTACAAGACGACTATCCTCTAGCAGAGCTAGATTGCATTGCTGTCAAAGGCAAGACTAAAGGTGTTAAGATTTACACGATTGTTGGTGGACAAGGTATAAACAAAGCATATCTTAAGACACATAAAGACTTCATAAGATACTATCGTAATCAGGAATGGGATACTGCTAGAAAATATATCAAATATCTCGAGAATGCGTTCAACGGCGAACTGCGCGACTACTATCACATGATGCTCGAGCGTATTGACGAGCTGCAAGCTAGTCCTCCAGGCGCTGATTGGGATGGCGTTTATAGGGCTACGTCTAAATAATATAAATAGGGGGAGCACGAATATGGAGTTCCCCGATGGCTATAGCATCGCGTCAAGCATTTAAAGATTACGTTTTACGCCGTTTAGGCGCTCCTGTCATTGACGTCAATGTTGACGACGAGCAAGTTGAAGATCGTATCGACGACGCTCTGCTGAAGTTCCGCGACTATCATTACGACGGAACTGAGCATCTTTATTATCCGCATCAGCTGACTTCAACAGACATTACGAACAAATACATCACGCTTCCAGAAAATATCATAGGCGTCACGCGAATCTTTGACGTTTCAGATTCGTATGGCGCTATGAATCTGTTCAACATTAGATATCAGCTACATTTGAATGAGCTGTTCAATATTACGAGCGTAGCCATCACACCATACGTCATGGCTATGCGTCACATCGAGTTTCTTGAAGAAGTTTTCGTAGGTAAGAAACCTGTTCGTTTCAATCGTCATATGGATAAGCTCTATGTCGATATGAAGTGGGACGAGGACGTTCAAGCTGGCAAATACATCATCATCGATTGTTATCGTACAGTTGATCCAGAAACGTATCCAGACGTATGGGACGATCCGTGGTTAAAAGATTATGCGACTGCGCTTGTGAAGCGTCAATGGGGTGAGAATCTTAAGAAGTTTGAAGGAATGAATTTGCCTGGTGGTTTGACGTTCAATGGTCAAAAAATCTGGGAAGAAGCTAATCAAAAAGTTGAAGAGCTAGAACAGAAAGTCATCAACGATTACTCTCTGCCTGTCACTGATATGATCGGATAACAATGGCTACGAACAAATACTTCAACTATTTCACATACGGTCGTGAACAGGACACAGCTGAAGACTTGATTATCGAATCAATCAAGATTCATGGTCTTGACGTGAAGTATATGCCTCGCACAATCATTGGACCTGATGCGCTTCTTGGTGAAGATCCGCTGTCTAAGTTCGACGACGCGATCGACATCGAGATGTATGTTAAGAACACGCAGAATTTTGAAGGTGAAGGTGATTTCCTATCGAAGTTTAATCTTGAGATTCGCGACTCAATGACGCTTGTTATGGCGCGCAAACGCTGGGAACAAGTATCAAATGAAAAGATGCTAACAGAAGTTGGCTATAACATTCAGTTAGAAGAAGCTAATACAGGTCGTTGGGCTAACTCGGTTGCATTGCGTCTTGAGAGCGGTTCTACTGAAGGATATCAAACATCTTCACCACGTCCGTTTGAAGGTGATTTCATTTATTTCCCGCTCAATAAGAAGCTCTATGAAGTTAAGTTCGTTGAGCACGAGCAAGTATTCTATCAACACGGCAAGCTCTATACTTACGAGTTACGTTGCGAACTTGTAGATCGTATTACTGGCGTTGATCTTGCCACAGGCAATACAGAAATCGACGCGATCGAAACTCGTTACAGTCAAGATATTCTTGCGTATCAGTTCCTCTACGAAGATGGAGATACGCTCCAGAACGAGGACGGCGAATACGTTCTTCAGGAATACAGAGTGGAAGAACAAACCAAAACAGCCAACAACGAGATTTACTTCCAGAAGTCGTTTGAGTATATCGACTTCAGTGAAAGAAATCCATTCTCTGAAGTGGATCGCTACTAATGTTTGGATCACAGTTTTATCACCAGTCGCTGCGTAGATATGTTATCATGTTTGGTAACATGTTTAATGATATTGTTGTGCGCCGTTACGATACGAATGGCAACAACATATCTGCAATTACAGTTCCTCTTGCGTACGGACCAAAAGAAAAGTTTCTTGTTCGCATTACGCAAGATCCTAATCTAGATCAACAAATCGCCATCCAGCTCCCTCGTATGGGATTTGAGATGACAACTCTAAACTATGACGGCAACAGAAGATTGCAGGGTGTTAGTCGCAATCTAAGAGTCACCAGTGACGATAATAAATTAGATTTTAATTATATGCCCGTCCCATACGATCTACAGTTCAATCTGTATGCGTATGTGCGCAACGCCGACGATGGCGCACAAATCCTTGAGCAAATCGTGCCATACTTTGGTCCAGAGTGGACTAATCAAGTTCGCGTTCTTCCACAGACTAATGTGGTAATTGATGTACCAACTATTCTCAATACAGTATCTATCGAAGATACTTATGAGGGCGATTTTGAGACGAGACGTGCGCTGATTTATACTTTTGATTTCACTATCAAAGCATACTTCTATGGTCCTGTTCGTCGTCAGGGCGTAATTAAGAGAGCACAAGTTGATTTTGGTGTTGTATCTTCTAACACTAACAGCAAGATTACTATGGAAGACATAGCTAATACGGGGCGCAGCTCACGTATTGTTGTTCAGCCAGGACTTCTTGCTAACGGAAGCCCAACAACAAATAGCGCTGCTTCTATTCCATATAACCAGATCAACGCAGAAGACGACTATGGATTCTGCTCAAATACATTTGTTTACTTTGATGGATTAAAGTATAATCCTAAAACCAACACTGATGAGCCTATAGAATGACAGAAAAAACCAACTTCGAAGTAAGTGTAGAACAAGCCCTCGGTCTGCCAGAATCGCCTCCGATGGTAACGGCTACGCCTCCAGTGGAGGTAAATCAAAATGCAGACATTGACGGGGATTTTGCGGTTGCTCGCAACAATCTGCATCAAATCATTCACAAGGGTAATGACGCTCTTGAAGAAGCCCTTCTTGTGGCTAAAACGTCCGAGCATCCAAGAGCGTTCGAAGTCGTTGGACAACTTATCAAGACGCTCGTTGACGCTAACAAGGATCTTCTTGACATCCAGAAAAAACTGAAAGATCTTAAGAAGACTGATGATCCAAAAGAATCTAATGCTCCTGTACAAGCGCAAAATGCAATCTTTGTTGGTAATGCAGCTGAACTCCAACAGCTGATCAATGGTAGAAAGTGATGGCTGTAAAAACATATCTTGGTAATCCTAATCTTAAGGCAGCCGGTGTAGTTCATTCATATACAAAAGAAGAAGTTGAAGAATACATCAAATGCGCTAAAGACGTAGAGTATTTTGCCAGGAACTATATCAAAATCGTAAACGTCGATCGCGGCTTGATCCCATTCGAGATGTGGGATTTTCAGGCGAAGATGTTGCATACGTTTGC